CCGGAACGTAGAATTTTCTACGTTGACGTTGGTAATATGCCAGCACACATGGCTATGAGCTTTGTTGAACGTGTTAAAAATGAAATTCATCAACGTAGAATTCCTAGCTCAACCGGTGGCGGACAAAACATGGTTGATGCTAGTTATAACCCGTTAAGCGTTAGCGAAGATTACTTTTTCCCGCAAACAGCAGAAGGTCGTGGTTCTAAAGTTGAAACACTACCCGGCGGTACAAACTTAGGTGAAATTACAGACTTACGTTATTTCACAAACAAGTTATTCCGTGCTTTAAGAATTCCAAGTAGTTACTTGCCAACCCAAATTGATGAGCAACCTAACAACGTTGCTGACGGTAAAGTAGGTACAGCATACATTCAGGAATTACGTTTTAACAAGTATTGTGAACGTTTACAGTCGATGGTTGTTGAAACATTTGATCAGGAATTTAAGTATTGGTTACAGAACAACGGCATCAATATTGATAACAGTATTTTTGAATTAAAGTTTAATCCGCCACAAAACTTTGCCGCGTATCGTCAAAGCGAATTGGACACTGCTCGCGCCGCAACGTTTGCTACATTGCAAGAAATTCCGCATTTAAGCAAGCGTTTTGCACTAAAACGTTACTTAGGTCTAACAGAAGAAGAGATCAAAGAAAACGAAAAGCTATGGCGTGAAGAAAACAGTGGAAATCTAAAACCAGCTATAGATGCTGGCGGACAAATGCGTAGTGTAGGCATTACTCCTAGTGGAATGGCTGGAGAATTAGACGGACAATCTGCAGAAGCAGACGTAGAAGCACCACCAGAAACAGGTGGCGAGGGTGAAGCAGCGCCTGCCGCAGCAACACCTGATCAGGCTGTCCAATAATAAATACATTATCATGCTTTTATTAGAGTTTCTTTATTTTAACGATAACAACAACGACTTTGCCGTTGACCGTCGCTACGACAACGCACGTGATAAATCTGTAGTTAAGAAGGGCGATACTAGAAAAATTCGCCTAACTTTAAGACAAATTAATCAGTTAAGAATGCAAAGCGAAGCTCACGAATATGAGCAAAAGAGCGAAATGGGCTTTGTGTCGCAAATGTATGGAACTCCAGCAGGTGCAGCAGAACAACCAGCCCAGTAAAATAGCCTTTGTACTAGGAAATGGAACTAGTAGAGTTAATTTAAAACATAAAAGTTTACTCGATAAAGGCACAGTCTATGCATGCAATGCTATGTATAGAGAGTTTGACCCCCACCACTTAATAGCAGTTGACGTGAAAATGGTCAACGAAATAGTGGCTAGCGGATATCACAAAACACATTCTGTTTGGACAAACCCCAACAACGGGTTAGTAACAAAGCATTATCTTAATCTATTCAATCCACATAAAGGATGGAGTTCTGGACCAACTGCACTTTGGTTAGCGTGTTCGCACGGTCCAAAGGAAGTTTTTATATTTGGATTTGATTATCAGGGAATAAACGGAAAGTTTAACAACGTATATGCGGATACATATAACTATAAAAAGAGTTCAGATTCTGCAACGTATCACGGAAATTGGCTGAGTCAAACAGCCAAAGTAATTAAAGAATTCAGGACTATTAAATTCACAAGAGTTATAAATCCCGGAGACTTTATACCAGATCAGTTAGGTCCTGAACTACCTAACTTGCAACATTTGACATACAGTGAGTTCGAGAAATTATATCAGAATTGTACTTATACTTCTGAAAACGTTCAAAAAACTACCATTTAACACCATTTTATAAGTGTAGTGTTAAATAAAAACACAGCCTAACCACCTTGAAGGAGAATCACATGGCAGACAAATCATTATTAGAACAAATGCTAGAGCGTTTGGTAAATGAAGACCACGCTAAAGCAGAAGAGCTATTCCACGAATATGTAGTAGCTAAATCTCGCGAAATTTACGAAAATTTAATTGAGTCTGAAATTGCAGACGAAGAAGAAGTTGAAGAAGCTACTGATGACGAAGACGAAGAAGCAGTAGAAGAGAATTTTGACGACGTTGCTTTCGAAGGCGACGACGAAGCTGATCAAACAGACGGATTAGCAGGCGAACTAGGTGACGCACCAGAAGGTGAAGAAGAGTTTGCAGAAAAAGATCCAGAAGAACTATTCCAGGACTTAAACGCTATTGTAGACGAACTACAAGCTAAGTTTGATTCCCAAGGCATGGGCGGCGACGAAGGTGAATTCGGCGACGAAGAGGGCGAAGAAGGCGGAAACCCATTTGCTAAAGAAGAAGGTATCAATGACCTAGAAACAGTACGTGAGTACGTTGAGAAAGTTGGTACAGATTGGGACAAAAACGGTCTACGCAAAGAAGGCGAGTACAGCGGTACTGGCGCACAAAGCGATCGTCCTAGCCTAAACACTAAGACAGTTGTTGCAGGTAAGAACGACATGGGCGGTACAGCTTCTAACATTGCTCAAAGCAAAGAAGAAGCAGCAACTTATGCAAACCAAGGCCACCTAAAAGGTTCTAGCTTGTTTAAGGGCAACCCAAAAGAAGATAACGCAGGCAACGTGAACGTACCAGGCGGCAATGCTGGCAAGACAGCATTCAAGAAGAAAGAGCCAGGTCACGGTGCTGAGAAAAAAGGTCAAGGTGAAGGTCAATTCTCCGGTAAAGGTGGATCGGCTGGTAGCACCGAGACTACAAGCCTTTTCCGTGGTCGTAGATAATAGGACAACGACGTGAAAGCTACCCTAGCAGAACATTTGAGTTTCGACCAGGCTAAGATTGTCTTAGAGAGTGAGGGTGAAGGTTCCAGTAAGAGCCTTCATTTAAACGGTATCTGTATTCAAGGAGACATCCGAAATCAGAACCAACGTGTTTATTCTTCTCAGGAAATTGGCAAGGCTGTCAAAACACTCAACGACCAGATCGCTGGAGGTTACTCTGTGCTAGGCGAAGTTGATCACCCGCAGGATTTGAAAATCAATCTAGATCGTGTTAGTCATATGATTACCAAGATGTGGATGGACGGTCCTAACGGCTACGGAAAACTTAAAATCCTTCCAACTCCAATGGGTCAGTTAATTCAGACTATGTTGGAGTCGGGAGTTAAGTTGGGAGTCTCTAGTAGAGGCTCTGGTGAAGTTGACGGCGAAGGAAATGTTCGCGGTTTCGAAATTATTACCGTAGACATTGTTGCTCAACCTAGCGCACCAGGAGCTTACCCAACACCAGTTTATGAACACCTGATGAATAATGCAGGTGGATACCAGGCATATAGAATAGCACAAGAAGTTCAAGGCGACCCAAAGGCACAAAAATACCTAGCAGAGAGCTTGATGAAGATCATCAAGGGTCTCAAATAACAGTAGGAGAATCACATGCTAGACATCGTAAAACAATTGTTCGAGAACAATGTGATTTCCGAAGAAATCAAATCGGAAATTGAAACTGCTTGGGAAGGCAGAATTCAAGAAAACCGTGATCAAGTTACTTCACAACTTCGTGAAGAGTTTGCTCAGAAGTATGAGCACGATAAAAACGCAATGGTTGAAGCCGTTGAATCCATGCTAGCAGACCGCTTACACGCAGAGCTAGGTGAATTGGCCGAAGATCGTCAAAGTTTAATCGACGCAAAAGCACGTTACGCAGCTAAGATGAGTCAAGATTCCGTAGCAATGGAATCTTTTATCTTGAATAATCTACGTAAAGAACTTAGCGAACTACACGAAGATCGTAAAGCAGTAGCAAACAATGTTGCTAAATTAGAATCTTTTATTGTGGATGCACTAGCGAAAGAAATCGCAGAATTCCACAGCGACAAGAAGGACCTAGCTGAAACTAAAGTTAAATTAGTTCGCGAAAGCAAGGCTAAGTTCGAAGCTGTTAAGAAAGAATTTATTTCACGTTCAGCACAGATCGTTCAGGAAACAGTCTCTAAGGGATTGAAGTCTGAAATGGTTCAACTACGTGAAGACATCGATGCTGCTCGTCGTAACGACTTTGGTCGCAGAATTTTTGAAAGCTTCGCAAGCGAATACGCTGCATCTCACTTAAATGAGAAATCTGAAACAGCTAAACTTCTAAAGACTGTTGCTCAAAAGCAAGCAGAACTAGAAGAAGCAGCTAAGATTGTTGCAGAGTCACAAAAGTTAGTAGAAAGTCGTGAACAAGAATTACGCATCGCAAGAGACATGGCAAGCCGCAAGGACGTTATGAGCGAATTGTTAGGCCCATTGGCTGGCGACAAGCGTACAGTAATGAAAGAGTTACTAGAATCTGTTCAGACAGAAAAATTACGTAATGCTTACGACAAGTATCTACCAGCAGTAATGAATGGTGGAGCACCGGCGAAGAAAGCACTTACAGAAGGCAAAGAAATTACAGGCGATAAGAAGGCACAAACAATTAGCGGATCTGAAGAAAAGACCGCTGAAATTTTTGACATCCGCAGGCTTGCGGGACTAAAAGTTTAAGGAGAACTACAATGTCACAACTACTCGAGTCACGCTGGTCGGAAACCAAAGAGGCACTATTAGAAGGCCTAAATGGTAACAAGCGTACAGTTATGGCGACTACTCTAGAAAATACCCGTAAGTATTTGGCAGAGAGTGCTACTGCTGGTGCTACTTCCGCCGGTAACGTTGCAACACTTAACCGTGTTATTCTACCCGTCATCAGACGTGTAATGCCAACCGTTATTGCTAACGAGTTGGTAGGTGTCCAGCCTATGACTGGACCAGTCGGTCAGATCCATACTCTACGTGTTCGCTATGCAGATACATTTGCTGGCTCAACAGGTGGAGCTACAACTGCCGGTGAAGAGGCTCTAAGCCCATTCAAGATCGCTGAAGGCTATTCCGGTACTACCGGTGGTAAGCCAGCAGCAACAGCCGCACTAGAAGGCGTAGCTGGTAACAAGATGAGCATCCAAATCTTGAAACAAACAGTTGAAGCGAAAACTCGTAAGTTAAGCGCTCGCTGGACGTTTGAAGCTGCTCAAGATGCACAAGCCCAACAAGGTATTGACATCGAAGCAGAAATCATGGCTGCTCTAGCACAAGAAATCACAGCTGAAATCGATCAAGAAGTTCTACGTAGCTTAGGCACACTAGCTTCTGGCGCTGGTAACACAGTTGCTTACGATCAGACAGCAGTTTCTGGTACAGCTACATTCGTTGGTGACGAGCATGCTGCTTTAGCAGTTGCTATCAACCGCGTATCTAACACAATCGCTCAGCGTACACGTCGTGGCGCTGGTAACTGGGCAGTTGTTAGCCCAACAGCATTGACAATTCTTCAATCTGCTACAACTTCTGCGTTCGCAAGAACAACAGAAGGTACATTCGAAGCACCTACAAACACTAAGTTTGTTGGTACATTGAACAGCGCAATGAAGATTTATGTTAACACATATGCTGAAAGCGATACAGTTCTAGTAGGCTTCAAGGGTTCTAGCGAATCTGATGCAGCGGCATTCTATTGCCCATACATCCCGCTAATGAGCTCTGGTGTTGTTTTAGATCCATCAACATTCGAACCAGTCGTATCATTCATGACACGTTATGGTTATGTTGAGTTGACAAACACAGCATCGTCTCTAGGTAACGCAGCTGACTACCTAGGTCAGGTAACTGTTACTGGTGCATCTTTCACCTAATCCAATTAGGATTGAAAATTCAAAAAGGACCTTCGGGTCCTTTTTGTTTGGCTTAAATATCTGGTGCAAATAGAATCCGATAAAGACTTTACAGCGTTACGCATTAAGTTTAATGAATGGCGTACTCGCTTTCCGATGTTTAAACACGATGTAAATCAAATTGAACACATCATAGAAGAACATATCCAAAATTTTAGCATTGTAATGGTGCAATATAGACAAACGCATAGTAAGACGTACCTTGAGAAGGCGCAAGCGGAAATAGACGCCATTAATCGAGTTTTAGCAATGGTTGCAAAAATGGAGCTGATGGCATTATTGGCCCGCTGATAAATAAAGTATCTAGTATTATGCGCAGTAGCCACTGAGCGAGACCTAGAACGTCACTCAAAGGAGAAAACAAATGGCAAATAAGTTAAGTAAGAGATATTTTGGAGTTACAGGTGGTTCAACCCCAAAGATTCCTATTAGATTTAAATCTGGTGGTACAGTTTACGAAGGTTACATTGTAAACCAAGTTAGTGCTCGTAGATTCAAATGCAGCACAGACGACGGAACTACTGCTGTACAAGTTTGTAAATTGGTTCAAGGTACTAACTCTGATCCAGCAAGCAACGGAGAAGCAACATTAGTAGGTATCAATGCTACCGGCAATCCTGTAACACTAAGAAAAATTAATTTTAGAACAGTATCTGATTTTAACAGTGCTCGCTATAAGTGGACATTGTCAGATGACTCTACAGAAACATTATTAATTTTAACAGCAATCTAATTTAGGATTAAAGCATGGGACAGTTTTTCCAAGTTAACGGCGACTACAATATCAAGGCAGGTGAAGGTGCAACTATTAAGTTAGACACTGGAGCAGGCGTTGGTGAAGTTAGAGTTACTGGCAACTTAGTTGTTGACGGTGACACATTAACTGTCTCTGCTGAAAACTTAAATGTACAAGATAATATTATCACCGTCAACTACGGTGAAACAGAAGCAGGTGTAACGCTAAGATATTCTGGCATACAAGTAGCTAGAGGAACACTTACTGATGTTACATTGCTTTGGGATGAAGCCGACGATACCTGGAATTTAAAAGAAGGTTCTGGGTATAATGTTAGTCGTTTGAGACTAACAGAGTTGTTAACTAATGCAGATACAGTTAATCCTACAACTAGCCGCGCTGGCGACTTAACGCTTATTGGAACAGGTGTAGGTGTTGTTTCTGTTAAAGGTACAGCAGACTACGAAAACCAAGTAACTGATGACGATGATATTCCAAACAAAGCATACGTTGACAATGCGATTCAAACAAACCCAACGTTCCAGATCCTGAGAGGCGATACAAGAACTGTTGCATTTGACATTAATAATCCTATCAACCCTGTGTTGTTTCCAGTTGGGCCGTATTATGTACAGCCTATTGAAAGTTTGGTATCTATTGTTGTTGATGATAACATTGTTGCACAGTTCTTTAAGAATAGAGCACAGTTAGCCGGAGTAACATTTTTTACAGAAGACCCAACGCCCGAGAATCCGTTGATTCCTGATGCTGCGGTTATTCAAACAATTAACACCAATGCTAACATTAAATTAGAAACAAACGGTACAGGTAAAGTTGAATTTACCTATGCCGCACAATTTAATAACATTGGAACTACTCCTGCAAGTGTAGCAAACACTAGTTTGTTATACGGAGGAACGGTTGGTGTAGGTACCACAGGATTGTATGTTACTAACACAATCAAGAATGACGAATTAATTGCTAAAAATAGGGCTCTTGTTTTTAGCATGATATTTTAAGAGATAAAAGATGATATATAGCACACGATTAACCACAACAGGTGACACCTTAGTTTACACAAGTTCTACTACCGGAGCACCCATCGGTGGTGGTGTGACTGGACAAACTAATGCTATTACAAACGTTATTGTTTGTAACACAGGTACACCCGACTTAACAGACGAAACTGTAAACTCTAGCACACTTACACTAAACTTAGTATTAAGTGGCGGCGTTAGCTCTGATACAAACACAATCGTTAAGAATTTAATAGTTCCTGCAGGAGAAACTGTTTTCTTTAGCGATGAAAAGATTATTTTAAATTCGGGCGATCAAATTCGTGCCACAGCTAGCACCAGCAATTTATTAAGCATAACAGTGAGCAGCTTACAAGTATGAGATTTTTAAAACAAAAAACTCTTAGCAAATACAGCCCTAGCGACAATACGTTGTTTACCAACGATGCTGGTAGAGCTGTAATGGATCTACGCGGTGGTCTACGATTACCCAAGGGTCCTACTTCTGCTCGCCCACAAACAATTGGCGTTAGAAATCCAGACGGCGGCAACGGATTTATTCGTTATAACACTACAACTAATTCTATCGAAGCATTAATTGACGGAGTATGGGAAGTTGTTAAGGCACCCGGTGCAACAGCTATCACTAAACAAACATTAGGCCCTGGCGATTATGTGGAAACTATATTTGGCCCACTAGACGAATCACCGCTTGCAGAAAATAATATTTTAGTATTAGTTGAAAACGTATTACAGATTTCGGATACAAACTATAACTTGTTATATAACTATCTAGGATCCGGAGACACATATATCGAATTTACAGAAGCAGTGCCATTAGACAAGAACATCACAATCTTCTTTGGCTTTGCTAACTAACGGAGCATAGTATGCCAGAACCGTTTGTAGCCCAATTAGGTAGAATTAGTGGCAAATTATTAAGTGCCAACTTAGTTCGCGACGGTTACGACTTAGAGTTTAGTAACACCGGCAGCGGCACAAGTCTTTTATACTTAGACGTTAACACAAATAAGATTGGTATAAACACTATACCAGTTGCTGAACTAGATATCAACGGTACTACTAACGTTAGAGATTCTGTTATTGTTGATGGGTCGTATGCAATATTCGACAACCTTAGAATCAATACCACAAACACTATTACTTCTACTGTTGGCCCTATTATTATTGCACCTACAGGTGCAGAAGCATACGTAGAATACGGCAAAGTTCTTAACACAGATTTAGAAGTTAAGGACAATTATATTTCAGCAACAACTCTTAATTCTAATATTACATTAGATGCAAACGGTGCTGGAAAAGTAGTATTGCAGGGAAATACTAGCATTACTGGAGATTTATCAATATTTTCCGGTAACATAACTGCTACAGGAAATGTGCTGTTAAAAGGTACATTTACTATTGGCGATAGTCCTATTGATACTATCACTGTTGTTCCTGATTTTACCCAAAGCATTGTTCCTGGTGACGATAGTTTATACGATCTAGGCGCTGTTGGTAAGTATTGGAGAAATGTTTTTCTTAACGATCTTTCCTATGTTGGCACAGTAACAACAACAGCCGTAACAATTAGCGATCAGACCCTGTACACTGGGAATACTATCAGTACCTTACAAAGTAACGACGATTTAATTATTGAATCAGCAACAGGTAACGTTACTGTAGAATCGTTAACTATCAACCAGGGCACTATTACAAATCTAGAAAACACACCAGTTACATTATCACATACTGGCAGCGGTTATCTAAAAATAACAGACGAGTCGGGCTTTGGTATTCCTTCTGGTGACATTAGTGAGCGAGTAGGAAATGAAGTAGGCGATACTCGCTGGAATAATGAAATTGGATACATGGAATGTTTCGACGGCACAGTGTGGCAAGTAGCCACTGGTGGCGGTACTGTTGTTACAGCAGCAGTTATGGAAGATTTTGGAAACATTTATACGCTCATCTTTGGTTAATTCTCCATTCTGACTAAATACTACTAATTGCAGCGAACGACCAATTTTCTGCAAGATTCGACTGTGGTAAACCAGCAAAGAGCCCGGAAGGGATGTGAATTTGGTTAACCGTGAAACACGGGGTATTTAGGAGAGCGCATGGCTATTGGTCGTATTACCGGTCCGCTCTTAAAGTCAAATCTTATCAGAGATGGTGTAGATTTAGCCTTTGAGACCGACTTACTCTATCTTGACGTTAACAATTCGCGCATTGGTGTTAATACCAGCTCCCCTCAATACGATCTCGATGTCGCAGGCTTAGCAAAAACAACAAATTTAGAAGTTACTGATCAACTAACGATCGGTAATTTCACTGTCTCTGGCAATACTATTACCAGCGACCAACCAACTATTAATTTTGTTGCTTCCGGTGGCGAAGCAACAGCTTACCATTCTAGATTGATCGTTAATGATATTGAGCTAGATGGAAACACTATTTCAACAATATCATCTAATGCAAATTTAGAACTAAGACCAAACGGTACAGGCATTGTTGACATTCAAGCACCTACAGAAATTACCGGTAACTTAGCAGTTTCTGGAAATATTAATGCTGAAGGTGACATTACAATTGGCGGAAATTTAATCATCGGTGATAACATCACTGACAGCATTACAATTAACGCAAGTATTAAAAGTCATTTAATACCAGAAACTAACATTACCTACGACTTAGGATCTAGCAGTTTTCATTGGCGCAATGTTTATGCTAATGGCATCTTTGCTGATAATTTAAGCCTAAGTAGTTTTACTGTAGGCAATATTAGTTTACACGATAACGTAATTACAACTACTAGTGGACAAGATTTAATCCTTGATCCTAATGGTAGCGGAGCTATTAGATTAGGAAACTTTTCTATTAGAAATAATGTTATCACTAACACTGTTTCTGGATCTGTAACAGAATTAACTCAAACAGGTACAGGTTATTTTAAAATTTCAGGAACAAACGGCTTTGTTCCACCACGCGGTAGTACAGCAGCTCGTCCCTGGTCACTTCCAGAAGATCCGCTAGCTATCGAAGGTATGACACGTTACAACACAGATTCTAAGGCGTTAGAAATCTGGGACGGTAATGTATGGGCTAGTCCCGCAGGTACAATTGGTGCGGTATCAGAATCTACAGCTATAGAAATAGCAATTCAATACGCACTGACATTAGGATAAAAGAATGCCAACAACATTTAAACACACAACTACAGCATCGATTGGAACATCGCCAATGGATGTTCTTGCAGTAGAAACAGGATACAGGGCAACAGTCATTGGGTGTAACCTTGCAAACATTACCGATTATGATACAGTTAACATTGATGTTTTTGTTTACGGTGAAGACAGTGCTCCTGCATATTATGTTAAAGGGTTAACAATACCGCCGAATACTGCGGTAAAGATTATTTCAAATGGTGAAAAATTAATTTTACCTGCACAAACAGGTTTAAGAATTGTTAGTGATACACCGGATAGTGTATCTGCTGTTGTAAGTTACGTAGAGATATCATAAGGAGAACGCAATGAGTTATTATTTAGGTTCCACACCAGAAAGTAGATTAGGCGATACTCCTAGATTTTTCTATGCTCTAAGAAGAGGAGCAGACGGTTCTCTTTATTGTGTTCGAAGCGATCAGTTGAGAGAAAACGATTCTGTACAAGTTAATGATCCAGGAGAAGATGTTGACAACTACGAAGGATTTGAAGTTGGTACAGATTTCTTTGAAGGCAGAGACGTACATCACAATAAACCATATGCTAATTTAAGATATGAACAATATCGTTGGGATGATCGTGCAATTTTTTATTACATCGATGACGATGGACAGTTAGTTGCTAGAGTTAACAACGGTTACACATACGAAGAATTAGTCGCACCTTAATAACGGAATTATAAAATGGCAGAATTTAAACTTAGTAGAATAAGATATAATTGGACAGGTGCGTGGGCAGCTGGTACTAACTACGTTGTTGACGATGTTGTAAGTTATGCAGGCAAGACCTATGTAAGTGTTACACAACACACAGCAGCCGCAGATTTTTACACAGATTTATATCATAACAATACAGACGTTCCTCCGGTAGCGGATCCTCGTTGGACACTAATGGTCGACGGATATCGTTGGAGAGGCTCTTGGGATGTAGACACTTTCTATGCAGAAGGCGATATTGCTCGATTCTTTGGCATTACTTATATTTGTTTAGATAGCCATACATCTAGTGGCACTGTTCAAGAATTTGAAACAGATAAAGTAAACTGGGGCGTATACTCAAACACCGACGAATGGACAGGCGCTTGGCAACCAGACACTTACTATAAACTCCGAGACCTAGTTAAGGTTAACGGTAACATCTATGCGTGTAATGAAGAGCACACCTCGGCAGCTGATACAGCCGCCGGCATTGATATTGATTTAGATAAATGGGATTTATACTCAGAATCCGACAAATGGAAACAAGATTGGGACGCCGATGTAAGATATCAATTAAATGATGTTGTGCGTTTTGGCGGTATTGTTTATCGTTGCTTAGTTGGACACACGTCTGAAGCACTATTCGAAGACAATATTGAAAATTGGATTGAAGTTCACGT